CCTTGTTATTTGTGATACTTCTGCCTAAGGGCAGCCCGGATGTCAAACGGGAAAAGGAATCACCCTTATTTGAGAAAGAATAAGGGGCGGCTTTTATGGAGTCTGTTTAACTGACAGAACACCCTCCACACTTTTTCGAATAAAAATCTATCGGAGCGATAGAAACCATGCGGCGGAAATTTATGTCAGTTCCTTGTCAACAGATATGCAAAAGATAACAGTTTCCGCCGTATGCTTGTGTCGCTCCTTTAGGTCACGAAGGAGGCATAAAAGCTATGGAACCAATACGTGTCCGTATTGCAGATATTAAGAATCAGATTTATGAAGCCGGAATCTGCCGGTCGGATGAGAATGTAATTCTGACTGTAGGGAACGGTGCACTGTTAGAACGTAATACTGGAAAGTCTTATAGTTATCGGATGGTAGACTTGACAACTTTGGAGGTGAAACCGTTATTTGTGCGGCAGAAGCCACTTGCAGAAACCGGATACCGGCAGGCAATTGAAAAAATGTTGACGTTGATTTCAGGGCAGGAGGATGATCAGCCGTCAAGTGAATGGGAACGGGCTTTCAATTTACTGACTTATATCTTTACTGACATATTGCCAAGGCATGGAATGAGTTTTCGCGGGAATCAGGTTTCTCTTGCACTGGCAATGTTGACGGCCATGAAAGACAGAAAGATCGCATTGTGCGAAGCGGAGGTGGGGACGGGAAAGACTCATGCCTACATTCTGGCAGCAATGATATATAAACTGTTTAACAGAAGTGTTTCACCAATCATCATCTCTACTTCTACGATTGCGTTGCAAAAAGCGATAACAGAGGAGTATATACCGCAAATTTCCAATATTCTGTTGGAACATCATGTAATCGATCAGCCACTTACCTTTGTGGTTCGTAAGGGCAAATCTCATTATGTCTGTGACAGCAAGGTAAAAACATACCGTTCTTCCATTACATATAACAACCGGGCGGAAGATGAAGAGTTGCTGGCAATCTTAAATGATCTTTATATGGGAGCCGGTACCATAGATTTGGACAAGCTGCCACTGACAAATTATGTAAAAAACAGAATCTGTGTGGAAAACTGCCGCCGCAATTGTGAGATGGTGGAAAACTGCCGCTACAGGAATTTCATCCACCGGGCTCAAACTGCCGGATATGATTTTCAGATTGCCAATCATAATCTGGTGCTGGCGGATGTATTAAGGCGAAAAGACGGTGGCAAGGGATTGATTCCGGAATATGGCCTGTTAATATTAGATGAAGCACATAAAATTATGGAAACAGCGAAGCAGATGTATGGGATGAGCCTGGAGAGTATGGAACTGGAGCGTCTGGCAGGTATGATTTATAAGGCAATGGGAGAACACAATCCAAACAAAAAGGAAATCATCCGATTGTGTGAAACTATGTTAAGACAGAATTCTTTATTATTTGAAAAGATAAGAGGATTAGGAGCGAGGAGCTATGATAAAGACTGTATGACAGTTGATTTTGCTCTGGTTGGTATATATGAATTGAAAGCACTGACAACCATTTTGGGACGATTGTCAGTGCTTTTCTTTCGCTTTGATAAGGATAGGAGCATTTTCTTTGAAAAACTTGTAAGACAAATAGAGCAGAAGCAAGCAAAAATTACTATTTTGCTGGAATATTCACAATCGGTGTGTTGGTTGGAAGTTGTGGGTGTGTCCGCATATAGAATTTGCAGCTTGCCGAAACAGCTTGATTTCTTACTGTATGAAGACATTTGGAAGCGTGATGTTCCCTGCGTTCTTACGTCCGGGACTTTATCTGTAAGCGGTGATTTCAGTCGATTTAAGAAACAAACGGGCATTGGATTTTTAAGATTAAGACGTATTCTGGAAGTCAGTAAAGCTTCACCCTTTTGTTATCAGGACTGTGCTCTTTTGTATCTCCCAAAGAACATGCCATTTCCGGGTGTAAAAGATGAAATATATTTGAATGCAGTAGTAGCGCAGTTGATAGAACTGATTCGGCAGACAAATGGGCATACGCTGGTTTTGTTTACCTCATATCGTATGATGGAGATTGTGTATCAGCGGCTGCAGGAGTATATCGTGGAATATCCCTTACTATTGATGGGCAGAGGGAAGTTGAATGCGTTGGAAGATTTTAGAAAGAGTGGAAATGGTGTGCTGCTTGCCAGCGACAGTGCTGGTGAAGGGATTGATCTGCCGGGAGATATTTTGTCATCATTGATCGTAGTACGGCTGCCTTTTCCGACACCTGACCCGGTTTTGGATTATGAGCGTACTCTTTATGAACATTTTCAAGATTATTTGGCGGATATTATTCTGCCGACGATGTTGATTAAGCTACGGCAGTGGATTGGCCGGGGGATACGACGAGAAACAGATACATGCGTGTTTTCGATTCTCGACAGCCGGGCGGAGAAGAGGTATCGGGAGGATATTCTGGCGGCTTTGCCGGACATGCCGGTGACAGATTGTATCGGTGATGTAGGACGATTTATTAGAGAGAAGAAAAGTGAGACGTATTTTAAACAGAAGAACCATGTTTCGGAATAGGACAAACAGGAGTTTGTATATATTGAAATAAGAGCAAGAAGGAGAAGATTTTCTGTGGATATTACATATGATTTGAAATCACTGAAACGGATAGATATACGAACTGTTTCAGGTGAGTCATTAAAAGATATAAACGATGTTGTTATTGATACGAAATTACCTGCAGAGAAGCGAGCTGCTGAATTTGTAAAACAGATTGGAAATCCATATTGCTTTCGGGTTGGAAAAATGATTGTTCAGGTGGAATACAATAGTACGGGTCAATCAATTAATGACTGTTTAAAAGAGTATTTGGAATGCCAGGCATAAATTTGCCTGGACTTTCCCTAATGAATCTGATAAAATAATTTCAGGGATAAAATCAAAAACTCAAATCTGACAATCAGTTTTCTGACTTTAATATATAGGTCAGGAGAGTGATTTTCTTTGGATAATATCAAAAATGTTATATTTCAAGCTTACACCTACTATCGTATATCCAATGATGATGGGGATCTTGCCGTTCAAGGTAAAGTGGAAAGCAATAGTATCACCAATCAACGAAGATTAATAACAGATTTCTTAGCGGATAAACCTGAAATAATTCTTTTGGGAGAAAAGATCGATGATGGTTATTCCGGTGTGAACTTTGACAGACCGGCATTCCAACAGATGATTGAAGAGGTAAAGTGTGGTAATGCCAACTGCATTATTGTAAAGGACTTATCACGTTTTGGCAGAAATTATATTGAAGTAGGGAGGTTTATTCAGAAAATCTTTCCTTATTTTGGTGTCCGTTTTATATCCATAAATGATAATTATGACAGCTTAACAGCCAATAGCACTGAAAGTCATATTATGCTTCCATTTAAGAATCTTCTGAATGATTCCTATAGCAGGGATTTATCAGTCAAAGTGAGAAGCCATTTACAGATAAAAATGAAAAATGGTGAGTTTGTAGGTTCTTTTGCGGTCTATGGATATAGGAAGGATTTAAAAAATAAAAATAAATTAATGATTGATGATTATGCTGCTATGGTTGTCCGTGATATATTTTTGTGGAGGTTACACGGGCAAAGTGATGAGAGGATAGCAGAGAGGCTAAATAAGACAGGGGTTTCATCGCCAGCAGAATATAAGAAGTCTTTAGGGATGAGGTATAACACAGGATTTAAAACAAATGAAAAAGCACTTTGGAGTGCGACTGCTGTTCGACGTATACTTACCAATGAAACATATCTGGGCAGCGTAATACAGGGAAAAAAAACCACGCCGAATCATAAGATTAAGAAAATAATCGAGAAAAAACCTGATGATTGGATTATTGTAGAGTCCGCGCATGAACCGATTATTTCGGCCAACATATTCAATCTTACTAAAAAGGTTATGGGTATGGATACCAGGATTTCACCAGAAAACAACGAGGTATACCTTTTTTCTGGAATGGTTTTTTGTGGTGATTGCAAAGGCAGCATGATACGAAGATTGGTAGGGAAAAAGTATGCTTATCAGATCTGCGCGACTAATAAAAAAGATGTCGGATGTTGCAGCAGTCATCGTATTAGTGAAGTGAAATTAAAGGAAGCGGTTCTGGCAGCACTGAAAGCACATATATGTAATGTGGTTGAGATAAAGGAGCTTTTGGAGGAATTAAATAATCGGTCTGCATTTAACATCTATGCAAAACGTTTAGAGATTCAATTAAAAGAAGTACAAGATAATTTGATAAAATGTCAAAATCTTAAAATAGGATTATATGAGGATTTATCAGATGGAATTATTACTAAAGATGAATTTATTGAGTTGAAGCAATATTATAACGAACAGATCATTAGTTGCGAAAATCAGATAGAAGAGTTGAAAAAAGAACAGAATAATAAGATAGACAGCAATACGGGAAAGGAATGGATTGAATTTTTTATACAATATGAAAACATTAGTGACTTGGATCGGATGATATTGATTTTGCTAATTGATAAAATTGAAGTATTTGAAGGGAATCGTGTCAAGATAATGCCTAATTTCCAATATGATTATGAAACGACACTGAAAGCTATTACTATGTTTATGGAAAGTGGAGGATGCCTGAATGAGAATAAATAATGAAATTGTCATCAATTTTGCTGTTGAAAATCAGGAGGCAGAAATCCTTAGCTATATAGATGGTAAGGACAATCTGAATCTTGTGGCAAAATACAGTGATGTTGGTGAAAGCGATCTTAGTTTTGAGCGCCCAGGTATTAAAGCATTGATGAAAGCAATTGAAAGTCAGGAGATTAACTGTATTATAGTAAAGGATTTGGCAAGGTTTAGTAGAGACACAACTGATGCATTGAAATATAATAATGAGATTTTTCCATTACTTAAAGTTCGATTTATCAGTGTTATGGATAATATAGACACCGAAAAATCATCTGACGGAAATGCATTTCCGCATCTGGACATATTAAGGTATAACCTTGGGAGGGCGACAGATGGCAAGAAAAAGCAGAAAAAATAAGGCTGTTTTTCAGGAAAACGAGATAGCGCAGGGTGTCACAGCAAAGTATGTGAGAATATCGTCCAAGAGTGAAATTGAAAAGGCAACAGAATCCGTAGAGAATCAGAAATCCTTACTGGATGAATATATCAGGCAAAATCAAGATGAATTTAGCCAGGTTAATACATATGTTGATATTGGATTGACGGGGACGAATTTTGAACGTCCCGGATTTGAGGAAATGATGAATGCTGTTAAAGCGGGGATAATAAAATGTATTATTGTTAAAGACCTGTCCCGCTTTGGGCGAAACTTTATTGAGACTTGTGATTACATAGAAAATATACTTCCCTTTTTCAATATTCGTTTTATCAGTGTCACAGACGGTTTTGATACGGCTAAATCATCCTTGACAGATTATCAGTTTTTAATGCCGATAAAGAATATGATTAATGAATATTATGCCAGAGATATATCCGTTAAAGAACGTTCTGCTAAAAAAACATTAAGGAAAAGGGGGTGTTTTATCGGTGCACACCCTATCTATGGATATATAAAAGATCCGGCAGATAATCACAAACTTCTGATTGATTCAGAGGCCGCTCAAAATGTCAAAAAGATATTTGATTTGGCAGAAGAAGAACTAAGTGATATAGCAATTGCAAAATACTTAAATACGTCAGGAATTGTAAGTCCGGCAAAATATAAGTTTGATAAGGGAATCTGGCATAGTGAAAAATACGCTAAATCTCTGTGGTACCCTCAAACGGTTGCTGCCATCCTTAAGAGTCGGACATATATTGGCGATATGGTTCAGGGGGTATGGCTTAGTGACGAAATGAAAGGGAAAAAGAGGCTTATACCAGAGGAAGAACAGGACACAGTACCTAATATGCATGAACCTATTATTTCTGATGAACAGTTTTACAGGGTTCGTACAATACGGAGTAGGAGGCATGAAAAATATCTATCGGATATGGGTGTATGGGCTTTGAACAGGAAAGCGGATGACAGAACCGATAATATATTAAAAGGTAGAGTATTTTGTGCTGATTGTAAAACCGCAATGGAAAGAACGTTTGTCGGAGATTGTACAGATAAATATCGTTTTTTCTGTTCGGTGTATGAAAAAACAGGGGAATGCTCAAGAAAATATCTTGCCGAGAAGGAGCTCCATTCGATATTGTTTGTATTAATTGAAAAAAGAATTGAGTTGATTTTAGGAATTAAGAAGTTGCTGCAAGGAAAACAGCCGGAACAACGACGCGAAATAGAGCATTTGAACGATGAAATATCAGTGTTAAGTGAGAACATTCAGCATTTAGGCAGAATGAAAAAAGCTTTGTATGGTGACTGGAAAGCAGGTGTTTTGGATAAAAAAGAATTTTTATTTATGCAACAGCATTATGGAGATAAGGTTATATCTGCTCAGCAGCAATTGGAAACTCTGGAAAATAAGAAAAAAGAATGTCTTGAAAGAAGTATCAGCAAAAATTCTGTTATTGAATCGGTAGCGGCTATAGCGGATACGGAGGTTTTGACAAAAGACATTGTAGATTTGCTTATTGACAGAATAGAGGTGTATGGCTATCGACAGATAAAAGTTTATTTTAAATTTGAGGATGAATTGGACGGATTGTTGGAATCGCTGCAGCAATTAGATGAGATGAAGAGTTCTCAGATTGCGTAAAGGATACTATTATGATAAAAGTAGATGAGAGGTATTTGATAAAATATTTGCGGCTTTCTTTGGAAGATGACAATATAAATGAAAGTGGCAGTATTTCTAATCAGCGTAGCTTGCTTGATGATTTTATATTAAAAGATGAGAGTTTGCAAGGGATGAAGTGCCTGGAACTGGCAGATGATGGTTATACTGGAAGCAATGCAAACAGACCAGGACTTAAGCAGATTGAGGAATTACTGCGGAAAAATATGGTGGGATGCATAATCGTGAAGGATTTTTCCAGATTTACAAGAGATTATATTTTTCTGGGGAATTATCTGGAACAAATATTGCCGTTTCTGGAAGTCCGGTTTATAGCTGTTAATGACAACTATGACAGCCTTTACCAAAAGACGGTCGATATGGATGTGCAATTTAAGGGCCTGCTAAACAATATGTATAGTGCAGATATATCTGCAAAAGTCAGATCTGGGAAAAGACAGCTGATAAAAATGGGGAAAAAGTGCAGTGGTACCTGCCCATATGGATATATTAAGGATGTAACGGGGAAATACATATACTCAATTGATGAACCGGCAGCTGATATAGTCAGAAAGATTTTTTCTTTGGCACTTACCGGGTGGCAAAATATTGAGATAGCGAGATATCTCAATAATAATGAGATTCCAACTCCTTATGTGTATAAGCGAATGAGTTCTGGAAAATGGCCTAAAGATAAAGATTTCGCTTCTTTTTGTTGGAACTCGGAAAAAATAATGCTTATCCTACGAAATGAGCTTTATAAGGGAACGCTGATACTGGGACGGTTTATGAGTGCCGGGATTGGTTCAGGAAAAACAATAGAGGTTCCGGAAGAAGAGTGGTTTCGTAAGGAGAATGCCTTTCCGGCGATTGTATCTTGCGAGGATTTTGATAAAGTACAATTACTGAAACCGTATCGGAAGAGAGGAAAATATAATGCACATTACATGCTTTATGGAAAAGTGAAATGCGGGTGTTGTCAGCGGTATATGTACCATAAACCGTCGGATTCCGGTGCAGAGTATCATTCATTTTTCTGTAAGCAGCCGCGTTTGAGGAAGTGTGACTGTTTTGCCGGTTATATAAAGGAAAAAAGTATTATGGAGAGTTTGACGAGTCTGTTAAATCATCAGATGGAAGTATACGGAACGGCCAGGGCATCAGAAAAAAGGAACCGTCAAAGTCAGAGGAAGCAGCTGTCGATGCTTCAAAAGAAATTGAGCCTTATAAAAGTGCAGAAAATTGATGATTATGAGGTGTATCGCAAACAGGAGATTAGTAAGGAAATATATCTGGATAGAAAGATGCAGCGTGAAGCGGAAGAGCAGGGGTTAAGTATACAGATACAGAGTTTACAGTCTGCAAGTGTAGCGTATTCTGTCAGTAATTATTTTGAAGATATTTGTGAGGGGGATCTGATGGAGCTTAACCGGGCGCTTATTGATAGGCTTGTGGATACGATATGGGTGTATGATGCGGAGCGGATAAAGATAAAGTTACGATATGATGAAGAAATAATGTAATGTGAGAAAAGCTTTGCAGATAACTGGCAGTTGTCTGTGGAGCTTTTTTCATATGGGAGTTAATTGTTTTTATCCCTACCTTGACACCAGTCGGCAAAGTAATGCTGACCATGCATTTCCGAAACAGTAGCCTGATGTTGATCTTTCTTCTGGAAGAATGCAGTCTGAAGTGTGTAGGTGAAGCGTTTGATAGTCTAACAGAGTTTTTTGGGGTAGAGGAATTCAGTAAAAGCTTTCCGATCATACTTTCGGATAACGGATCAGAGGCCACAACTCATTTGAACTGTATCAGTTACTTCGGAATTATTGGATGGTCTGGATTTAAAAGCCATCCAGCCGGATAAAAT